GATATATATCATTTTTTCTTGAGTCGGAATCACGACAACCAGGATTTTCTTTTACCCAGACAGGTATTTGTTGAATATTTTTATTAGCAATTTGTTTAATTGCTAATTTGATCTTTTCCTTATCTTCACCTTCTTTTATCCATTTATCATCATCTTTAATATACAGTGTTTCCCGTTTCAAATCGCTACACTGAATAGGTCTTTTATTTTGATCTAGATCACCCAAGGTTCTATTTATTATGCGTGATACACCTTCTACATAACCTAATCTTCCGGTTTCTTCTAAATCTTCTAGTTGAACTTTAATTGAACTAACAAAATCGTTTATATTTAATGCATCTTTACAATCTTCATTCAAATATACATGTAAGTTAAATGTTTTGTTTGTTATATTGTTATTATTGGTAGTGTTAATAGTTTTTTCTTTTGATAATTCTATAAGTGATTTTTGTAGCTCTTGGTTTTGATCTATCAATTTCATTACCAAATTAGTTAGTTGCTGTGTGTCACTTTGAGAATTTATATTACAATTAGATGAGCATATTTTTTTATTATGTCTCCACAGTCCTGCTCTGTCGTTAAATGGTTTCATACATAACTTACATTTATAAGATTTAGCAACGGGAAACAACAATGTTGTTGAATTATGCTTAATGCTTAATAAATGAGTATTAAAACTACTTTTCTTATTGGTTTTGTAGTCACATTTGTTACAAATAAAACGATAGCATAAAATGGCATTGTCGGTTGTTGTCATTTCCTTAATATATTAACAATATAAAATGTCTAAATACTTTTTAATTAAAAATGTTATATTTTTATCATAACATTTTTTTCACAAAAAAAATCAAATTAACAGCATTATGCTAACAAGCTGGTTTGCACATTTTTTTCAGAATCTACTTTTGACTTTTGCATTTTGGACATTTATAAATGTCCAAAATCGATTTATCTTTTTCCAATTTGAAAAAAAGTTGTTACCAAAAAATATCCTTGAAATAATAGAAATAAATTGTTACGATGTATGATCTGGTGACAGAAATTCTAATTTACAGCATAAAATAACCAAATAAGGATCCAACTCGGCACCAAAGGTTCCCAAGAAAAAATTATTATAAAATGTTAAAATAATCTAATCAACCTCTTCTGCGGCATTAACATAGACATTATAATTAGTCCATACTACTCTACATGTTGGACACGTGCGTCTGCTACCTGTATTTTGTTCAAGCCATTGTTTTATAGATTGTTCTTTAAAATTATGAAAACAAGCATCACACGTCATATAGTGACGGTTTAATAATATTTCTTCATGGGTAATATAACACAATGATCGTTCGGGATTTATGGGTCGATATATAACATTTGTTAGATTATTAGGACCGGTCTGTCCAGCAGAACTATAATTATTTGGATTATAAGGTCCCGTCTGTCCAGCATAACTAGAGTTAGAAGTTGTGGGCATTGAATTATTCATAACATAATTTCCAATATAATTTCCAGACATATCAAACATACTAGAGTTAGGCAGTGTTCCTATAATAGGACCAATAGGATGTTGAGATGTTAAAGTTGTAGTAAATTTAGGTATATGTCCATTAACTAAATTAGCCAATCCATTAGTTTGTCTTATTTGGTTAAAATATACATTATGAATAACAACCTTATGTTGTCTCGTTTGAAACTCTAAGCAAAGGGTAGAACTTTCTAATCTTGATAGATTGATTGAGCCATCAAATGAACCAAGATTACGTTCATTATAAGTGTCATTATCATTGAAAGGCATATACAGTAGATTATTTGATATTTTAATGCAGACGGATTGTATTAAAAATTGATTATAATCAATTCGTATATTATTATTAATATAAAACTTTAGGGAAAGAAGATCATCAACTCCACACTGAATTAAAAAACCCTTGGTGGGTCCATTTAGCACAGTAGTTTGAATTTGAAAATATGTAATATCTGCCGTTTCAGGCGTTGGAACAGGCGTGACATGTAAAGATCCAATTTGTTGAATAAAATAATTAGTATTATTTAATGACATACGATTACGTTCATTATTCTCATATAAAAATACCTTAGACATAAGACTAAAAGATTGGGCATAATTACTAACTTCATAACAGTCTTGAATTATAAATTTAACAGTAGAATAATATAATCCATTCATATTAATATTTCCGAATAAAGAATTAAATGGAATAGGAATATAAATTTTATTACCACGTATCTGTGCGGTCTTTAAATCATTTAATAAAGATAAAGATACTTGAAACACTGTAATATCAGAAATAGTCAACACCAGTCTTATTGAATGACATACCATAAAAAAAGTGTCGATAGCATTTATCGTGTGATTTGGAAAAAGATTAATGACTAAAAATTCAGGTTCATATACGTCAAATTCGCGAGATAGGATAAGCTTTTTATATTGATCAAAATTATAGGTTTGACGACCCAACACCGAATGCGTATTAAAAATATTATTACTGTTGTTTTGAGTGTTTGAAATCATTTGAGTTACCATACCAGAATTAATTGTTGAATTATTGTTAGCAATAGACATTATATAATTATATAAATAATGTTTAAATAGATTTCTATAAACTTATAAAATAATATATATAAAACAATTTAAACATAATATAATAATAATATATAACCAAGTAAGATGTCACATACTGATAGTTATCCTGTATTATGTATTGAGGAGCGTAATGGCGATGGTGCTGATTATAAAATTATTATAAATAGATTATTCATAGCATATGATAGTGAATATGATTCATATGTAATATATGGAAAAATACAAAATCAAAAGGTAGATGATGATTATGTGCCATATTTTTTTAGGACAGATAAGTCAGCAGATATGTATAATTTTGTAAAATTAATAGTAGGTAAAAAGGCAGTTTGTAGTTATACGTTATATAATTACAATAATATTTCGATAGATTTAGAGGATTCAGATTATTATTCGATGGAAAAGAATATGGATAAAAATTATGATATTGTATCGTATGATATGATGAAAATTAAAAGAAATCATTTTAGAGATTTAATGCATGTATTGAAAAATGTATATAATTTTTATTAAAATATAACAACATTTAAAAATATATATGGTATACAATATCATATTTTGATTTGTCGTATTTAATTTGAGATGTATATGTAATATTGTTAAAATTACATATTTGTCGTATAATAGTTATGAAAGAATTATATGTGAGATTACGCTCTAAATACGTTTTGCGTTTAGAAATATAATAATAAGGCTTACATTCTTCTAAAAAATTTGAAATCGATTCGGTAAAAATACCTTTTTTATAAGAAATATTATCAATAATATAATATTTGTCAGTTTTTATAGAAAGTTGATCTAATAATTCAAAAAGAGAATCATTATTTATTTTATTTTTGAAAATTTGAGAAGGCATTTATAATATTATTTTATTTTATTTAAATACTATTTAAATAAACCAATTTTGTTAGTTATTTAAATTTCAAACAGGTTTAATATTAATCAGTTAATAATTGAAAAAATATTATTAGAAAACAATGCTAATTCAATCTCATCTTCGTGAATATTATGAAATATTGCGATATATTTACAAATAATAGGAATGATATTATATTTTTGTTGTTCTGTTAATATATCAGTTATTTTGACAAATAGAAAGTAGTTATCAAGTATATCCATAACAGAGTAGCCTTTATCGTAAAGATCATAAAAAATGATAACCGCCTTAGTTAGCTCCTTTTTTTTTAGAAATTGAGTATATTCTTGAAAAATATGAAAACTAATGTTAGTACATATACTATTTGCTAGATCAATTGTAATATGTTGATTTAATAATTTAATTTTTTCCATATAATTAATTAATATTTTAGCAGTATTATTACATATATTAAGTATAAATTGTCCAGCATCATTATCAATACTAATATTTTCGATATCAATAATTTTATGCATAATAGTGAGTAAATTGGCTCGTTGTAAAGGTTTAATTTTAATAATAATAAGTCTCGATTGAAGAGACTCAATAACTTTTTGAGAATTGGAGCAAGAAGATATAAAATGAACATTATGACTGTATTTATCAATACAATTTCTAAATACTTGTTGGCTTTGTTCATTAATAAGATCGATATCATCCAGAACTATGATTTTCTTTTTACTCTTAATAGATGAACACGTTTGGCAGAATGTTTTAACATCATTACGGTAGTAGTTAATTCCTTGTTCTTTTAAACTATTAATGTGTAAAATGTTATCATTATAAGGATCAACTAAACTATTTATATAATATTCTCGAATAACCGCATTAATAAATGCGGTTTTGCCACAGCCAATGTCGCCAATAAATAAAATATTAAGATTATCAATATTAATAAGAGAATTCATAATTTCTATCATTTCAGGATCAGTTTCAAAATCTTTAAAATACATAGGTTGATATTTATTTAAAAAGAGTAAATCTGAATTATTCATTAAATATAAATATATACGTTAATAAGTATTTAAGTTTATCTTAAATAATATTATTAATGAATAATTCACTTTACAATGTATTGGAAGTTCAAGAAACTGCTAGTCCCGAAGATATTAAAAAGGCTTATAGAAAATTATCAATGATGTATCATCCGGATAAGAATAAAAATAGTCAAGAATCAACTGAGAAATTTCAGAAAATAAGCGAAGCATATGAAATTTTAGGTGATTCGGATAAGAGACGTGAATATGATATGTCCAAGAATAATCCATTTATAAGAATGATGTCAGGGCAGCATGGAATGCCTCAGGGAATGCCTCAGGGAATGAATACAGTGGACGAGTTATTTTCGAATCTATTTGGAATGCCATTTATGGGTATGAATATGAATATGAATATGGGTTCCCCAGAAATGCAATTTGGCCCAAATGTAAGAGTTTTTCATAATGGACATCAAGTTAATATGCAACAACCAGGATATGGTCAGAAACCAACTCCAATAATAAAAAATATTAATGTGCCGATTGATAAGATTTTAACAGGCACTACGATTCCGGTGGATATAGAAAGATGGTTGATTGAAAATGGAACAAAAATATTTGAACACGAAACTGTATATGTAACAGTGCCTAAGGGAATAGATGAAGGTGAAATTATAGTTTTAAAAGACAAGGGCAATATTGTAAATAATGAGAATAAAGGGGATATAAAGATCTTTATAAAGATAGATAATAATACAGAATTTAAACGAAATGGATTAGATTTAATATTTGAAAAGACTATTACAGTAAAGGAAGCTCTGTGTGGATTTTCATTTGAATTAAAATATATAACTGGAAAGGTATATACGATTACTAATAATTCAGGAAATATTATAAGTCACGGGTATAAAAAAATAATTCCAAATATGGGATTTACTCGAGATGATCATACGGGAAATTTATTAATAGCATTTGAAGTTAAATTTCCGGAAAAATTATCGGAAGATACTATAACCGCATTGAAATCGGTAGAATTTTAAATAGTGTAAATAGGATAAATTATTAAATAAACCATTGAATATATATTGTTAAAAATAAATTTAAACAATATATTACATATATTATAATGACATTTATATATTTTTTCAATCAAATAAAGAGGTCTCTTCCAAAATGTATAGACTGTAAGTATTATTTAATCCAAAATCAACGAGAAAATAAAATATTTGAGTCATCGGCTACGGCAAAATGTAGAAAATTTTTATCAGAAACTGCCGATGGAATGGGAGCCGAATATGAATATGCGTATATAGTGAGAGGTGAAAAAACAATGTGTGGTCCTCAAGGGATATATTTCAAACCGTTGAACAAAACAAAATAATTAATATATATATTGATTTAAAAGGATTTAAAGAAATAACATATAATAATATGTGATAGGTATAACTATCTCCATTTGTATGCTCCTTTAGCTTAGTGGTAGAGCATTCGCTTTGTAAGCGAAAGGTCTTGGGTTCGATCCCCAAAGGGAGCTTGGATATTTTATTTATTAGTTAATAAATAAAATACTTATATAAATAAAATAATTTTAATAATATAATATAATACAATGACAACTCAAAAACGCAAAGAATCAAAAAATAAGCGAAGTAAAAAATATAGAGGAGGAAATAATAGCTATGATGATAATAGAGCATCAATATCGTCAAGTGCTTCATCTAGTTGGGGTTTAATGGATACGGATGAAGAGGCGTCAGTTTTAGATCCATATAAAAAGGCAAAATTTTGGAATAAGGTTGGTTATGGAGCAACATTTGTAGGTTTAGCAACAGTAATTGGAATCATTATGATTAAAAAGATGAAATGATAAAAATTAAAATATAAAAAATATTTATAACAAACAATTAATTTATATTATATTTACATATAGTATAAATGGGTTCTGGACGATTTAATTCGCGCGTTTATACAAATTCATTTTCTGGAAAAAATAATGAAGCATATGCCCCATATCATTTTCAAATGGCTGGAAATTCATTCGATAATTTAAGCAGACCGCAATATTCGCACCAAGTATATTATCAATTAGCATACAATGGTGCCGGGATAGGAAGTCGAGAGGGTAGATGGCGTCGATCTCAAAATTTACAACCAATACAATTTATTCCTCCAAATTAAATAAGAAGTAGTTCTTCTTTCAAAACAGCAATTTCATATGGATCATAATTTAGCAATAAATCATTAATATGTATATGAATTATTACCAGATTTTTATGTTTTGCTTGATATTGAATTAAATCCAATTGACCATTTAGCAGATTTGTCAAATCATATATATATGTAATTAAAACAGATGATAACGCATCTTCAAGCTCTAAAAGTATGACATCATTTTGAATATTAATAATTTTTTGTAACAAATGGATGAATGGAATTGCGTATTTTTTTAATTCGTGATTATGTAATAAATCAAATAGCTGCATGATTAATTGTATGTATGACAGTTTTAGAAGAGATAACTCTTTAATTTTATCAGCAATATTTAAATCAGATCTTATCATATTTGGAATCATATTTTGAACCATAGTATAGGATTACTAACAAATTATTTCTAAATATAATTTCAATTTTTAAATTATATTTACTAGATAATAAATTTTAACAATACAAAGAATATTAATAGGTAAAATTAGAATTGTATGTTGTGTATTGGGATGGTCTTATTTGATTTTGTCCCAATTCAGCATAAAAACGTCCGCATTGCTGTCCAGTACTACAATTTGTGGCTTTTATCATTTTAGCACGTCTAGTTGCCACACTACTACCTCCAACACCTGAACCTGGTGTATATTTATTGTATATATATACTGGACCATTACAAGTAATATTACCACCTGGATTCATTTTTGTGCTTCTCCTACCACCTACACCAGTATTCTTTTTGAATAAGAATCCTGGAAATGTGTTTCCACCGAACCAGAATTGACCATTAGAACTAGATCCTGTTCCAAAAACTGACATATATATATATCCACCTTTTAAAAAAATCAACCTACTTTTAAGGGAAAAGGTTGAGCCAAAATAATTACCTAAATATATCCACATTTTTTATTTAAGTGTCAATTATTTTGTTAATTCTAAACGAAACTGTGGACCTTCTTTATTATACGTATTGTATATGGTATAGTTACTATTATACATACTATCTTCTATTAGCATTTTTTCTGGGGTTCCTATTTTATAGTTATACTTTTTACATATTTCTTCTACATCTATATTAGCATCTACACAACACAGATGGGTAATAAACCCTAAACGTCCTCCTTCATATGGTAAAAAACGAGGAATATTTTTACCAAATTCGTTAGAAAGTTGTTTTATTGCGGTTTTATAAATACTTGTTGACATTGCGACAGTAAAACACTTGACAATCATAAACATATAGTATATATATATTCATTGTTCTTAAGTTATTTTATATATTGTTCGAACTTATTTTTGGCTCCACCTTTTTAAAGGTGGAAAATTAAGAGATCTTTCTAGTAGGAATATCGCTAGATACCAAATAAATTGAGTTTTCGGTAATAATGAT